CTTTGTATGTATCAAAAAAGAATTCTTCACCGTCGTTGTAATCTGTAACGATGTATTCGACATCATGCCCTAACATACTGGCGATTGTGATTCCGCTTTCTAATGCTATATAAACGTACCCACTATTAGCATTGAATCCGATACCGTCGTCCATTACATCAGTGTTAATTTGTGTGCATTGTTGTTTAGTTAATGCATCAAAGCACTTAGCTAGTCCTTTTGTCTCGCAATATGAAAAGCTTTTTAATCCGTGTATTTGTATAATCATTTTATATATCCTCATTTGTTTGTTGTGTGATCTATTATATCCATGCATTAACAACTGTCAACACTGAATACACTATTTTTATACAGAATTCTTATAAGGTCATAACTAAATAGAACTTAAACGCATATATAAGGGTAATTAACAGCTATTTAATGCTATAATTGGTTAAATATTGACCAAATTGGTTAAAAAATGATCAATTAGATCAAGGGCGTAGAAATAAAGAACAGGAGATTATAAGACATGGCAAGACCTAAAGGAGCGCTGGGAAAGAACAAGGCTTTTTTACTTAACAGACTCAAAGCAATGTATGGTAAGGACTTCGACCCAGTGATGAAGATGGCACAACAAGCCGTGACACTGGATGAGCTAGCCCAGAATGAACCATCAGTTACCAACCAGAAGGAGTCAATCGTCGCATGGGGAAAAATAGCGGAGTTCGTCACGCCTAAATTAAAAGCCACAGAGGTCAGCACCCCAGATGAGGGACTCGTTATCTCAGTCAATCGCAAAAGATACGATGGCGGAAGCAATGACAATGCGCAATGAGAAAGGGACCCCCCTCCCCGAAAGTGGCGCGATGTGATGTATATATGTCCCCCGCAAAAAAAAATTAGATGACTATAATAAAGCTTAGACCTGATGCAGAAGACCTCATAGAAGCTCATATAAAGCGTTCTAAGGACTTTCTTTTAATAAGTATAGGCGATGTAGGGGTAGAGGTAGGAAGTACGCTTACAAGTGAACAGGAGCTGTTTTATTTAGAATTAGCAAAGTCATTAATTATAAAGGATTGGTTAGCTGATGATTGATTTAAATACAGATGAGCCTATTACGGATTCTGATTACGAATTAATAGAGGCATTTTGTACAGCGTTAATAGATAAAGATCATTATGCAATGAAAGAAGTTTTATATATACTGCATGAAAAGATGTCTGGTGAGTGTGTTTGTTTAGAAGAAGAGTGTATATGTGGGAGATGGTAAATGGGCAAGAAAGGTCCAAATTTAGTTCATAAGTTAGACAAAGAAACAAGAGATAGACACTTTCCTGAATACAATGGTGGTAAGGGTAGTCACCCTAGAAAGTCTACATCCAGTAGTCGAGAAACATTCAAACTTAATTACGATAAAATAAACTGGTCACGATGAGAATCGAATATAACTTGATGCCTCAGGGTCAAGTCCTTCAAGATTTTAATGATTGCCGTGCAAGAAACTCATTTATTATGGGTCCGTTGGGTTCAGGTAAGACAGTTCAATGTATATTAAAACTGTTTGATTTAATGTGCGAACAGGAACCTGTCAAAGATAAGAAGCATAAAAACTACAATGTTCGTTTATCAAGGGTTATTGCGGCTCGTAACACCTATTCTGAATTGTTTTCTACTACGATTAAAGATTGGCTAGAAATACACGGAGAGTTAGGTGACTTCAAACAAGGTAATAAGGAGCCTCCTACACACTTTATACGATTTAAACTAGATGATGGAACCTCTGTCCACTGTGATGTTGTGTTTATTGCGTTCGACCGTCCTGAACACGTTAAGAAAGCTAGGGGTATACAGACTACATGGGTGTGGTTAAACGAAACTAAAGAGCATTCTAAAGCTGTTTTAGATATGTTAGACCTTAGACATGGTAGATATCCCTCTAACAAGGAGGGTGCACGTCCTACACATCATGGAATCATAGGAGATAGTAACGCTCCTGATGAAGATCATTGGTATTTTAAACTAGCTGAGATAGAAAGACCTGATGATTGGTCATTTTTTAGACAATCTGGTGGAGTTTTAAAAAATGGTGAAGATTGGATTATTAATGAAAAAGCTGAAAACCTTGATAACCTTCCTAAAGGGTATTATGCAAGAGGACTACAAGGGAAAACAGACGATTGGATTAAAGTAAACCTCGCTAATGAATACGGATTTGTCTCTAACGGTAAACCTGTACACCCAATGTATACGGATTCAGTCCATTGTCAGCATTTAGAATTTAAACCTTCTATTGATTACCCTATTATCTTAGGGTTTGACTTTGGTCGTACTCCTGCTTGTGCATTTATTCAAAGAACATCTATAGGCCGTTGGATATGTTTTGATGAAATGGTGTTAACTGACTCTGGCGCTGTTGACTTTGCCCCTACGTTAAAACGATACATTGAAGAAACATACCCTGAACACGAATTTAAAGGATGGGGTGATCCTTCTGGTAACAATAAAAACCAATCTAACTCTGAAACACCTTTCCAAATTATGCGAGCCGCAGGGATTCCGTGTCAACCTACACAAAGTAATGACCCTCTTAAACGTAGAGCCGCATTAGAAGTCCCTATGAAAGAAATGTGCATGGATGGTAAGCCTAGATTTACTGTCCTACCTAAAGCTTCTATGATTCGTAAAGGATTGCAAGGTGGATTCTGTTACAGAAGAGTACAAGCTAGTGGTGAAAGATACACTGATGAACCCGATAAGAATGAATACTCACACCCTGTTGAAGCCTTAGAGTACGCACTACAAGGCGAAGGTGAGGGCAGACAAGCACTACGGGCATCACAAAACTTTTCTAAACCTGTAACAGCAAAGGTTAATTTTAATGTCTTCTGATGTCTATGTTATCTTTGAAGACGATCAAACTAACTGGTGGAGTCGTTATTTAAAGAAAGATATAAGACATTGCTACGTTGTTAAACCCTCTGGACAAGGTTTTTTAGTGTTTGCTAAAAATTGTAGTGGATTTGATTTATTCACAACGACTGACGAAAAGAGTATAATCGGCAGTAAGTGTATTTTAAAAATTAAACCTAAAGAAAATCAGCATTCGTTATTTATGTTGAATACTTGTGTTGGACATACTAAGCAGATATTGGGCATTCGCAACCCATTTATCTTAACGCCATATCAATTGTTAAAATATTTGGAGAAACATCATGGGATTTCTAAAACGACCTAAAGCACCAGAGCCTACTGCTCAGGAGTTAGCCGCAGAACAGCGAACTTCGCGTATGTTAGACGAAGAAATAGAAGAAAGTGAAAAAAGATTAAAGGCCGCGGCAAGAAGTAAGTTAGGTGCATCTTCTTTGTTAGCTCAAGCAACTAAAGCTTCTGGTGGTGGTGCAAGACGTAGCATGATGGGGGCAGGGTCTACTGGCAGTGGCAATATGGTAGGTGGATCTTCAAGACGTACTGCCGCAAACACAGGTGTTACAGTAAAGAGATACGCTAAATGAAATTACCAGCAGAGTTAGGTTCTCTAACAGACCTTAAAAGGCGTGAATCAAAAGCATTTGAAAGAGCAACATATTGGAGTGATCAACTTGATGATGCTTATGAATATTTTCTTCCTAATAGAAACTTGTTTGAGGACTCTCGTGCTGGTCAAAAGAAGATGGATAAAATTTTTGACTCTACTGCGCTAGAAGCTATTCAACAAGGTGCTAGTAAGTTACAAGAAAACATTGCACCTATATGGTCTCGTTGGGCTACATTAGAACCATCTAATCAAGTTAAATTATTGTTAAAAAATGGTCAATACAACGTATCAGAAGAAGATATAAGATCTAACCTAGAAGAACAATCTGATATTATCTTTGATTACATTAATCGATCTAACTTCGCTACACAGTTCTATGAACACGCTCTTGATCTTCTTATAGGAACAGGTACTTTAAGAATAGATGAAGACCCTGATAACAATATGCCTATTATATTTACTGCTATCCCACAGAAAGGTATTGCATTTGAAGAAGGTCCGTATGGGAATGTAGAAACACATTGGCGTAGATTTAAAGTAAAAGTGCGTGACCTATCTAGAAAGTGGAAAGGATTTAAGCCATCACAAGAAATTGCAGAAAAAATTAAAAGTCATCCAGAGTCTGAAGTAGATGTCAGTGAAGGAGTTGTTTATCTGCCTAAAGCTAAGACTTATTACGGTTGCTTATGGGTAGGTAAAGAAGATCGTATTAGCTGGATGGAAGACTTTGGCGCATCTAGCCCTTGGGTTACTGGTCGTTACTCTAAAGTAGCTGGTGAAATACGTGGCCGTGGTCCAGCATTACAAGCACTGCCTGATGTTAAATCTTTAAACAAAGCAAAAGAATTTTCATTACAAAAAGCCGCTATAGACCTTGCAGGAATGTACACAGCTACGGATGATGGTGTAACTAATCCATACAATATTAGCATAAGTCCGGGGGTTGTTATTCCAGTTGGTTCTAATAACTCCTCTAATCCTTCTATTCGTCGATTAGATACAGGAGCTAACTTACAATTACCGCAATTTGTTATCAATGATATGCAAATGGCTATAAAACGATCTTTGTTTAACGATCTTAGAGATCCTAGTGGTGCTGTTAGATCTGCTACAGAAGTAGCTATTGAGTCTAGAGAACTTGCTAAAAGAATAGGTTCTGCATTTGGACGTTTGCAAACAGAAGTACTTATTCCTATAATAAAACGCGTAGCGTCTATATTGACACGTAGAGGATTGTTACAGCCTTTACAATTAGATGGTCGAGATATAGAAATTAAATTTACCTCACCGTTAGCTCGCGCGCAAGATAGTGAAGACATTCTAAATGTGCAACAAGCTGTACAGTTTGTATTACAAAATGCTGGTCCTGATCAAGCTAAAATAGGATTTAAGTTAGAAGACTTTGGAACATGGGTAGCAGAAAAAGCTGGTATGCCTGCTGAGTTAGTAAGAAGTCCTATGGAAAAACAGCAAATAATACAAGCTGGAGCGCAAGTAGCACAACAAGGCATGGATACTGGTGAACCACCAATGCAAGGACAAACTCAAGTATGACTTGGGACAAGATTGAACAAGTTAAATTAGATGTAGAAAGCGCACAAAAAGACAACGCTAAAAACAGAGAGAAAGTAGCTAATCTTGCGAAAGCATATCATCGGTGTTTTAATGATGAGGATGGAAAACAAGTATTAGCTGATCTGACTGCTAGGTTTGTCTACAACAATGATACTTCTTTTTCTTCTACAAACATTAATTACGAGTCTGCATACCATAATGGTGAGGCAGGAGTAGTTAAATTTCTTATAAATCAAATTCAACAAGCTGAAATTTTATAAATAAATGGTAACGATTATGGAACAACAGGCCGCAGAAAGCGATACCCTGCTAAATGAATCAACTCCAGAAGTAGCAGAAGGTGAATATTTTTTAACAGAAGATGTAAAAGGAACAGGAGAAACCCCAGAGTGGTTTAATGCTAACAAGTATAAATCAGTAGCTGATCAAGCTAAAGGATATGCTGAGTTAGAAAAAAAGTTTGGTGGTTTTAAAGGCACACCTAAAGATGGTTATATGCATCCTGAAGGTGTAGACAATGATGATGCATTGTTACAAGAGTTGATAACTTTTGCAGATGATACCAATATGTCGCAAGAAGCATTTGGACGCGCATGGGATTTGTTATCTGCACAAGATGATGCTGTACAAGAAGTTAACCAAGAAGCAGAAATAGCTAAATTAGGAGACAACGCGCAAGATCGTATTAACAATGTAGATGGGTTTATGAAAAATAACCTTGATGCAGAAACTTACGAAAAAGCAAAAGATTTAGTTACAACAGCAGAAAACATTCAACTAATCGAAATGTTAGTAGGCGCAACTGCACCTGTTAAACTGCCTACTGAAAACGATGTAGCCCCTGCTGGATTGTCATGGGAATCTATCGAAGCTGAAATGTTTAAGAAAGATGATCATGGTAACTTACTGCGTAGCACTAACATTGAGCATGAGCGTAAAATACAGAAGCTTATGCAAGCTTGGGGTGAAGCACAGTAAACATTGATTGATATACCATAAAAGGTGTATAATTCAAAAACTGGATACCTATCTCTATAGCCCAGTAAATTTAGGTTGAATGCTGACCAATTTACTGGGTACTCAGCTAAAACCTTGAAAAACTTTTTAAATTACTCTTTTTCGAGGAAATTATTATGAGTAAAACACTATCGTCCGTAGCAGTCATTGAGTTTGACTCTATGGTAAAACACGCCTATCAAGGCATGGGGCTAATGAAGCCTGCTGTTACTATTCGTAACAATGTAGTTGGTGACACTTACAAGTTCCGTCGCATGGGCAAAGGTCTTGCTAACCAGAAGTCTACTTCTGATCTAGTAACTCCAATGGACGTAGCGCACGAATTTAAAATCGCTTCACTTTCTAACTGGAACGCTCCAGAATACACTGACATCTTCGACCAACAAGACGTTAACTTCGATGAGAAGCAAGAACTAGCAAGCACTATCGCTGGGGCTCTTGGCCGTCGTTGTGATCAACTTGTTATTGATGCTATGAACTCTTCTACTCCTGATGCGGCTGACATTGCGCACGGTAATGCGGCTCTAAGCATGAACAAGGTTATCGAAGCTCAAGTTGCATTGCGTAAGAACGGTGTACAAAATGCTAACCTATACGCGGCAGTTAACTCTGCTGGTCTTGGTGGACTTCTTAAAGATGAGAAAGCAACTAACGCTGATTACCAGACTATTAAAGCTTTGGTAACTGGTGATGTTAACAGCCTAGCTGGATTTACTTTCATTATTCTTGAAGATCGTTCTGAAGGTGGTTTGACTGTAGCTGGAAACACTGTTGATTCTTGGTTCTTCCAGAAAGATGCTGTTGGACTTGCTATTGGCATCGACATGAAAACATCAATCGACTATGTACCAGAGCGCACTTCATACTTGTGCAACGGTATGCTCAAAGCTGGATCTGTTGTCCGTGACAACGGTGGTCTAGTTAAAGTTGAATACAAAGATAACGTATAAGGAGAACTATCATGGCTTTTGCACGATCTGGTTTATCTAGAATTGGTGGTTCAGGAAACTCTCGCCCATTGTGGGTGTATGCGTCTACTGATGCTCCTGCAACTGTAACAGGCTCCAACTATATGCTTTCAGCTATCAGTGAACTTCATCTTGGTGATGTTGTTCTAGTTGTTGATACTGACGGTGTTGCGGTAACTGCTACTTTTGTAAAAACAAACAATGGAACTTCTTCTATTGATTTGGCTTCTGGCACTGCTCTTGGTGATGCCTAACTGATTGGGGGCTT